AGTTCTGTCATTGGGAGGTGCAAATCCTCCCTTAGCAATTGGCATTGGCCCTCTACGGAGGATACCCTTTGCCGTCTAGACGGTGGGAATAGACCACAAAAATTTCAAGATCTTGGATAGGTTATATCAACATTTATTTTATTTAATTAGTTACAATGGCTCAACAGTCTTCAGTTAACCCCGCACAGCTAGTCAATCTAGGCCAGCAGAATCTTGCGGGTGATAAGCGTGCTCTTTATCTTAAACTCTTCAGTGGAGAGATGTTTAAAGGGTTCCAACATAACACAATCGCACGTGATCTTGTCACGAAGCGTACACTCAAGAACGGCAAATCTTTGCAGTTCATCTACACCGGTCGTATGACATCGGAATTTCATGTACCTGGGAATAGCATTTTGGGTAACACCGATGGTGCACCTCCAGTGGCTGAGAAGACGATCACTATTGATGATCTTCTGATCAGTTCTGCTTTCGTCTATGAGCTCGATGAGACACTTGCTCATTACGAATTGCGTGGTGAGATCTCTAAGAAGATTGGCTATGCACTCGCAGAAAAGTATGACCGTTTGATCTTCCGTGCTATCGCTAAAGGTGCACGTATTGCATCCCCTGTCTCTGCTACTAACTTTGCAGAACCCGGTGGTACACAAGTTGCTGTCGGTACTGCAGAAGCTGATGCATACAACTCAGCAAAACTGATTTCCGCTTTCTATAACGCAGCCGCTGCGCTCGACGAAAAGGGAGTCAGCACTGACGGACGTGTGGCAGTTCTTAACCCACGTCAGTACTACGAATTGATCCAAGCTGTTGGTTCCAACGGCCTGGTAAATCGTGATGCTCAAGGCACTGCATTGCAGTCCGGCAACGGCATCATTGAGATTGCTGGCATCAAGATCTACAAGTCAATGAACATCCCGTTCTTTGGCAACTACGGTGTTAAGTACGGTGGCGCTGTCACCACTCCTGGTAACACAGGTGACTTCATCGGTAGTGACACTGCGCTTGAAGATGGCGGCGGTGCAGCCGGTATGAACAACAACTACGGTGAACAGAATGCCTTTGATACCACTTGTGGTCTCGTGTTCCAACGCGAAGCTGCTGGTGTTGTTGAAGCAATCGGTCCTCAGGTCCAGGTGACCAGTGGAGACGTGTCTGTTCTGTACCAGGGTGATGTGATCCTTGGTCGTATGGCTATGGGTGCAGACTTCCTGAACCCTGCTGCTTGTGTCGAGCTGTATGCAGGTTCTTCTGCTCCTGCTGCGTTCGGTGCTACCTACCCAGCAAACGCTTAATTTTATCCAACTATGGGGATCCTTCGGGGTCCCTTTTTTTTACTTATATGACTACTCCCTCCACGATTTCACTCGATACCGAACTATCCGCAGTCAACTCAATTCTGGGGAGTATCGGTCAAGCCCCAGTAAACACTCTTGACTTCACCAACCCTGAGATTTCATTTATCCACAACCTGGTACGTGAAGTAAATATCGATGTCCAGAATGAAGGCTGGTCTTTTAACACTGAATATAACTATAAGTACTCACCAAACATTGATGGTCACTACATCATCTCTCCTAATGTTATTAGATATGATGTCACTGATGGTCAGAACATTAAGACTACAGACGTAGTTAAAAGGAATGGCCGCTTGTATGACAAGTACAACCATACCGATGTCTTTACTACTGACTTGTATCTAGACGTAGTGACTCTGTATGAGTTCAACGACCTACCGTCTGTATTCCAGCGGTACATCATTCTCCGTGCAGCCGGTCGTGCTGCTACTCAACTTGTTGCTAACCCTCAACTGGTAGAGCTACTCGGTACACAAGAGGCACAGTCACGTGCAGCTTGTATGGAATACGAATGTGATCAAGGCGATCACACCTTTATGGGTTGGCCTAATGGCACGTCCTATCAAGCATATAAACCACATCATGCACTAAGGCGCTAATGACAAGTATCACTCAAACAATTCCAAGCTTCACAGGTGGCATCTCACAGCAGCCTGATGAGCTCATGCTTCCAGGTCAGGTCAAAGATCTACTGAATGGTGTACCAGACATTACAGAAGGTCTAGTCAAACGTCCTGGTTCACGCTATCTAAATTCATTGAGTGGTGCTACAAGTACTGGTTCTTGGTTTAGTTATTATCGTGACCAATCTGAAGGTGCATATATAGGTCAGGTTCAGACCAATGGTTCAGTCAATATGTGGAAAGTCAGTGATGGTTCTACGGTTCAGGTTAATGGTAATGCATCTGGATACTTAACTCATTCTACTACTTCTGACCTTAAGTTCTTAACTGTTGCTGACACTACGTTTGTCACTAACACCACTATTGATGTTGCACAAACAAATACTATTTCAAATCAAAGGGGAGTATCGGTTAATAGATCAGGTAAGAATTATCAAGCCTTTGTTGAATTAAGGCAGGTTTCTTATGGTCGTGAATATAGCTTTGATGTTTCTACACCAACTGGCTCTAGTACTTTTATTGGTGGTAGTTCTAGTCGTGGTCGTGTCACAAAGATAAGTGTTGGCTCATATAGTTACCCAACTATTACCCGTGGATCTGCAGGATCAAATACATTCCAAGGAATAAGTCCTGAGCTTGAATATCAAGGTACTGAAGTCCTTGAAGTAAATAGCCTTGGTAGTAACCCCGGCACCGGAATGGTTATTAGACTCACTGTTACAGGCCAGGTTCAGTTGTCATCTCAGGCGGGCCAACAGATAGACGGTGATGAGTATATTGGTGTTTATAATGTAACTGCTGAATTACTCTTTGGTGGTAATAATTATGCTACTGGTAATGACGCTGTAAGTTGTGTAGTAAAAGGGCAGACATATAAGATTAATATAGATGAAGTTCAACCCATTGAAGCTAAACATGACTTAGGTACTTTTAGACCTGATCCCACTAGCTTTGATCCTAATACTCTTATATCTGCGGATACTATTCTTGATCTTGATGAAGCTAATTCTTCTTTAACAATCGACAATATTATCAAAATTGGTAATGGTTTCTTCCTGGCAAATTCAACACCATTTACGGTGGCAACTGCACAGCCTGATCTTTGGAGAATTACTTCGACAGAAATTAATGATGTAACTGAACTGCCTCGTCAATGTAGACATGGCATGGTTGTTAAAGTTGTCAACAGTGGTGATTCACAAGAGGATGATTTTTACTTAAAGTTTGAAGGTCAAGAAGATGGTGATGGTGCAGGCAAGTGGGTTGAAACTATTGCACCTTCAGAACCCGGCAATGATATACATACTTCATTTAATCAAGAAACTCTACCTATTAAAATTCAGCGGCGTGCCATTGATGGTCAGTTCCAAGTCAGTTATGTTACTTGGGATGCAAGATCAGTAGGTGATGACTACACAAATCCATTCCCTACATTTCTAGGCAAAAAAATTTCACAAACTTTCTTCCACAGAAACCGTCTTGGCTTCTTGTGTGAAGACAACATTATCCTGAGTCAGGCTGATGAGATCTTTAACTTCTTTAACAACACTGCACTTGTAGTGTCTGGTAATGATCCTATTGATATTCAAGCTAGTTCTACGCAGCCTACTAGGTTTGTTGATTGTATAGAAACTAATACTGGTTTGCTTGTTTTCGGTGAGACTCAACAGTTTATGTTGCATACTGATAGTGATTCGTTGACACCTGACACTGCCAAGCTATCTAACATATCTACTTATAGGTATAGTCCTGAAACTGCTCCTATTAGTTTAGGCACCACAGTTGGTTTCCTTGATACTGCAGGTACATACTCTCGTTTCTTTGAGATGTTTGACGTCAAGCGGGAAGGTGAGCCACAGATCATTGATCAGACTAAGGTGGTGTCTAAGTTGATCCCCAACTCTGTCAATCTTATTGCTAATAGCAGAGAAAACAGTACTATTTTTCTTGCGGAAAAAGGTAGCCCTGATATTTTCTTGTATCGATATGTTGTTGCTGGTAGTGAACGTATACAAACAGCTTGGTATAGATGGTTTTTGCCATTTAGTCTTGCCTATATGTTTGTTTTGGATGACAATCTATATTTAATTTCGTCTGATTATAAATTACTAGAACTCAATTTGCAGGATCGCAATGTCGGAACTTCAGTTGATGATTTTGTACCTGGTGTTAGTTTCTTTGGCCACGGTGATAATTATCAGATCCACTTAGATTCATCAGAGTTTATCGTTGCCGGATCCTACAGTAGTACAGATAACACCACTACTATTAGCTGGCCTAACCGTGTCGGTACAGGTGTACCTTCTGCAGTCGATCGAAGTACTGGTGAAGTATTTAAACACAAGTCAGTTAATGGTAATGACTTCGTATTTCACGGTAACTTTACTGGACAGACAGTCATCATTGGATGGCAATTTAATTTTGATGTTAACCTGCCCAAATTTTACGTGCGTAAAACGGCAGGTGAAAAAACAACATCTGACCTGACTGCTTCTCTTGTTATCCAACGTGCAAAATTACACTATGGAAACGTTGGTCAGGTTGATGTAAGTGTTGAACTAAGAGCACTGGGAAGCAGTGAAAATGGTAATTACGTTCCAAATATTGTTCATCATGTATTTGACCAGACTCCTATGGATTGGTATCAATTTAGCACTGGACCATTTATAGATACTTCTACTCAGACTGTACCTATTTATCAACGTAACTCAAACTTTAGACTTTACCTTTCTTCTACCCATCCAGGTCCTGCCTCCCTAAATTCACTGACATGGGAGGGTGATTACACACCCATGAATCATAAACGTGTCTAAGATTATCCATCCAATAACTATGCAGGCTGCCTATGAGGTGGCCTGTAACTTACGTCCAGAAGATCACAGAGAGGTAGTGGAGGGACATGGACATGACCCAAAACTCACTCTACCTATAGGTGCTAAGCAAACAGACTCTGTCTATTTCACGTCACCTACAGGAGTGATAGCTGGTGTAGCTGGTGTAGGAAACAAAGGAGAGATCTGGATGTTATGTACACCTGCCATATCTACATTCCCTATTACGTTTGCACGGGAAGCTAAACGCTATATCGAAAGCCGACCTGAAGAGTTGCTTTGGAACATAGCAGATAAACGTAATACAACACACCTCAAGCTTCTCAAGTTCTTGGGTTTTAAGTTCCTTAGGGAATTAACTCATGGACCAAACAATTTGACCTTTATAGAATTTTGCCGTGTGCGAACCCGTTAGTACAGGAGCTGTATTACTTGGTGGTTTGTCTGCTGGGTCTTCAGCATTGGGTGCCATTGGTAGAAACCAAAGTGCACAAGCCCAAGCTGCTGCTCAAAACAGATCAATTGCTAACCAAGCAAATCAAAGAAACAGACAATATGAATTAGACAGTCTCCAAGGTATTGCTGACTATAACCAGCAAGTAATGGATGTGTCTATGCAACAAGATGAGGCATCACTTGCTGCAATGAGAGCCTTTTCTGAAGAGGACTTAAAGCTACAAGATGCTGAGGATCAGATACGTGTTGCTCAGCAAGAAATGGCAGCTAAACGTCTAGGTGTCAAAACAGCTAACGAAGGTGGTCGATCTCGTAGCTATGGTCTAAATGACATTAAAGAACAAGGCAGAGCAGAAGCACTTCTTTACTCCAATCTTGAACGTCAAACAATTGCAAGTTATAGACGTAATCTTGATACTAAGCGACAAGCTGATGCTCAACGTCAAAAGCTATTTACACAGGTTGCTACTCCATATAGATCAGGACCTGCACCAAGTCAGAATGTTGAGTTTGTAAAAGGTCCTAGCAAATTAGGACTTGTTGCTGAACTTGGTGGTGCCGTTGTGGATGGTGTCAAAACAACAATGAGTCTAACCCCTCCTACTGGATAAATAATGACAAGTTCTTTTCAAGGAATCTCAGGCGGTGGTGGTGCTTTTAATCCATCACAGCTAGGCGAATATGCCTCAGGTATTAGGCGACAAAATGAAATCACACAACGTGATACAAAGGCTTTTAATAACTCTGTCAATGCTAATGATAAAGCACGTATGGAGAATGCCAGACAGGCAGGATCTGACCTTATTGCTTTAGGTAAATTAGCCACCACTCTTACTAATGAGTTAGTCAAAAAGCAAGATGAAAAAAATAAAAAGGAAATGCTTAAAGGGCAGGAGGATGCTTGGCAAGAAGATAAACCTACTCCTGAAATTGATGAAGCTGAAGAGCAATATGCTGCTGAAGAACAAGCGCATAACGATACCTATGCTGATGCTGATCCACTTGTTAGAGAACGTGTTAAGCAAAAAAGTGCATGGTATAAACATGGCTTAGAAGTTGGCCGACTTAAGAAAGCAGGTTCTGTTGGTTATAGCGATTACATGTTAAGTGTTCGTGATGATCAGATTCAAGTTGGTGATCGTACTATTGGTTATTCAACTGTTGATCCATCTGAACGCAGAGCTTGGCAAACCTATCACCGTACTCAATACCTTAAGCAATTTACTGGTCTAAACGAAGGTCTACAAAGCAAGCATCTTTTTTCTGGCATGAGAAAAGTAGAGGCTGCAGATGAACTTCGTTGGAATCAAGCTGCACGATCTACTATTGATGCTAATCAAAAAACAGAAGCATCAGATAATTTATTTAACTCTTTAATTTCTGGTGACTATGATTCTGCACTTGCTTGGACTAAAACAAATCAAGGTCTTTATGGCGGTGTAGGTAATGCACGAAAACAACTTGCATCAATTTTAAAAGAACAAATTATTAATAGGCAGATTGATACAAAAACAGCTAATGCCTTCCTTGCTCATGAGTTCGATCATAATGGTATGGGGAGGACCACAATTGGGAAAGCCTTTGCGCGTGACTTTGGAGATCTTAAAGACACTATCTTTAATGCAAGTCGTACTGACTTAAATCAGGAGACGCAACGTCGCGCTGATATGGCAACATCTTTGGAATTACAATTTAATGATGATATGGCTGAGCTTGCAGCCAATGGTCAAAAGGCATCTAATGAACAGATAGAAGCTATTCGTGCTGACGCCATTGCTGATGGTATTGATCCGCAATCTCTTAGATTTCTTGATGATTACCAGACACGTGAAGAACGTAATGATCAAGATGATATTGATCGCCTTAATTTGATTCGCTCTCCAAGCGGTAAAGGACATCTTTCAGCAGAGGATCTACGTGGTGTGTCTTCAGCAGTAGCACTTCAATTTGCACCTGCTGTTAAAGAAGATGAGTCTATTGCAAATGCACCCTCTGAATTTAAAACTGAAGCTGACAAACGTATTACTGGTCAGGTCTCTGATTTCTATAATTACACTGAAGGCAAGAATCGCCCTTCAGGCGGTATGGAAACATATGAAACTGTTTTAACTCGCAGTAAGCAAGCATATGATCGTTACTTTGCTGCCAATATACGCACTGGTAAATATAGTCAGCAAGAGGCACACGAGCTAGCTATCCAGCGTGTAAGAGATAACGTCAAAGCAGGATCTTATACAGTTGCTCCTTCAGTCACTGCTAATACATTACAGCAAGAAAGGTTAAATCTAGCTAGGCGGGACATTAAGGCTAATCCAAATGCTGTTAATACACAGATTCTTTCTGGAACTCAAGATGATCTAGTCAAGCTAGAAGAGTTTCAACAGACTGGTCGTGGAAGTATTCCCGAAATCTATCATCTACTAGCTGATGGTACCCCATTCACAGCTTGGGATATTGCCAACAATCAACTACGTGCTGCTGGTAAACCTACCCTTCTCAAGCCACCGGTTGAGCAAGCTGTTGGCGTACAAGAACCTTGGGTTAAAAAATTACTTAACTTCCATAACACTCCAAGTCGTACCTACCGTGCTTTATCTGCTATGGGACTGTATGACAATGAATGGACTTATGAAGCCTTAGGTAGTGTTGAATCACGTGCTCATGGTGGTAAAGATGCTTATAACCTTGGTGGTTCTGATAATGGGTATACCGCTCATGATCCAGGTAACAGTGCTACGGATAACAGGTTTGGTAAACCAATCAGTGCTATGCCTATAGGCGAACTTATTAGCTTAGGTCAACAAGGAAAGATATTTGCTGCTGGTGAATTTCAGTTTATACCTAATACTTTACGTGAAGTCTACGGACTACTGGCTTCGGAAGGTTTGGTTGATGAGAATACTATCTTCGATCAACGTACACAACGTATGTTTGTTGTACGGCGTTGGCAACAACGTATTGCATGGGGACAGGGTGACGTAGCTGGTCTGATTAGTGAGTGGCGTGGAGCTAAGTTTCTCAGTGCTGACGAGCAAAGCCAGTTAGTTACAACGCTTTCACAGATGGCACAAAATGAACCAATGCTTGAACGACGCAACATCACTGCAGGTGTGCTTAATTAATTACTACGGTAACTATGGAACGTGACTTAGATCCGTCAGGTTTTGATACAGATTTTTTGTCGAATCAAATTGACATTAATGAAGAGGATATTCTTCGACGAGAAGCGGCTGAGCGGGAAGAGGAAGAAAGGTTAGCCAAGGCTGACTATGAAGCTCGACTTGCAGAAGCCCAAAACGAAATTACAAGTGAGGATGCTGCTGGTTCCTTTAACCAACGTACAGCTCCACAGCCTGTCAATCCTAATGCCTTTATGGCACAACAGGATGTAAACCAACAACTGAAAGATCCTAGTCAGTTTGGTCCAGGTGAAAATGTTATTGAACTTAGAAATGCCATCGCTAAAGGTGGTCTAGATGCAATTAGATCGGGAATGACTGCACCTGAACGTTTGTTCGATGCAGCTCGTGGTGAAGAAATTGGTGCTGAAGGTTATGAGCCTGAGTGGAATCCAATGAAAGACACCCCATCTCCTTTTGTTAAAACTTGGTGGGGTAAAATTGCAGAAGATGTCACTCATTATGGATCTTTTGGTCTTGGGTTAGTAATTGGTACTGGTGGCGCTATTGCTAGTGCAGGTGCCATCGGTACAGGCATGACTGCTGCTGGCCTTGCTGGTTTGTTATCTGACAGGCATGATGGAGATAATCTTTCGGGTGAGGTTGTTAAAAGAGTCCCAGAAATGGACTTTGTTTTAGGAGCAATAGCCACTAAAGATAGTGATCATCCTCTTCTTAAAAAGTTTAAAAATGTTGTCGAAGAGATGGGTCTTGCTGGTACCTTCGACAAGATCCTTGGTAAATTATTTGGTGAAGATGGTGCTGTAAAGGCACTTGCTAGGCGACAGAATCAAGAAGATCAGGTTGTTGAAAAAGGTAAGATTGAACTTGCTCAGTCTATGCAAGAGGTTGAGGTCAGGGATATTACTGGTGTCAACCAACTTGATAGTGCAGACCCGAGACTAGAGGCTTCTGTTGAACCTGTAGAGGTTCGTGACATTACAGATGTTCCACGGCTTCCTCCTGAAGGTGGCATACCTGCGCCTAAAGTTCGTATGCGTGGTCATATGAATAAGCCTATTGCTGATCCTTGGCAGGGTGCACCTAACAGTACAAACACTGCGTTTGATATTCATAAGCAACTCAACAAGATTGATAAAGACCCATCGGCCAGGTCTGGTTCTACTGATTCAGTCATGACTCCAGCGCAGGCTGAACGTATGGCAACTGAAAGTGGTCTTACAGAGAAGTTCTTACGGGATAAAGCTAAAGAATTAGTTGGTGACTATAGGTATCAACAGATGCTTAAGGAGGCGAAAGCAAATAATAAAACATTTAAAGAAGTCTTTGAGCCTGCATACAAACGTATGCAAGAGGTTATGGGACGTAATGCAACTTCGGTAGATTCTGATGATTTCTGGAAACCTATCCTAGACGATATTACTTTCCGCACTGGTGGTAAGGAATCTATGGAAGCATGGTCTATGGAAAATGTCATTGCTGCTGACCTCGTCAATGCTTCACTTTTCAAACAACTTCGCGACCTATCTATTGGTGCTCGTGAGCTGTTTAATATTGCTGATATAGCAGACACAGATGGTCCTATGAAGACTATTACTGATCGTCTGGTTGTTGGCATGTCCAATGTAAAGCGATCACGTTATTTAATTTCTAGTGAGTTTAGAAAGCTTCAAGGTCCTAAAGGTGCGAAGCGTGCTGCTGATGCTTTAAATAAAATTGAAGAAGATACTAGAAATTCCATTCAAATGGCAATGACTCTTGTCGGTAAAGATGGCAACGAAGAGCTATTGCAAGGATTGATTGAAGCATTTTCTATGTCTAACAAGATCCATAACTGGACCGATCTTGATAAATTCATGCGTACCAAACTACGTTCAGTAAATAACAACAGTGTTGTTTTGCGTGAGCTGTCTGGTGTCATGATTAACAGCATCCTTAGCGGTGTTGCTACGCCAATTCGCGCTATTGCTGGTACAGGTATTGTTGGTTATCTGCAACCTATGGGTCGTGCGCTTGGTTCACTTGCACGTCTTGATATTGATAACGCACGTGCAAACTTTGCTGCAATGAATGCTTTCACTAATATGGTGCCTGAAGCATTTGAAGTGTTTAGAACTCAACTTGATTCATATTGGTCCGGTGATGTAGCCAACATGCGGACAAGGTTTACCGACACAAACAAATTTGATGAGTCTTGGGAAGCCTTAGGTAAGTGGACTGAACAACGTGGATCGAATGGTGACAAGGCTGCTTATGCAGTTGCGAATATGGCTCGTGGTTTAAATGACAATAAAATGTTGTCATGGTCACCACGTGTTATGGCAGCCACCGATGATACCTACAAGTTCATTATGGCTAGAGCACGCTCAAGAGAAAAAGCATACAGACAGGCTTTTGAAATGAAGCGTTCTGGTGACATCATGGACATTCGACCTGATGACATTAAAAATCTTGAATCTAAATTCTATAATCAACTACTTGATGAGTCGGGTAATATTGATTTAGACAAAGATGAATTCCTTAAAGCTTCGTTTAAAGAAGCTACATTAACTAAAGAACTCTCTGGTTTTTCTGCTGCTTTAGATAATGTATTTAATCAATTTCCATTGGTCAAACCCTTTTACTTATTTGCTAGGACAGGTGTTAACGGTTTAAACCTTACCTTTAAAAACAGTCCAGTAATGGGACTGCTGCATAAAAAGAATCTTGACATTATGTTTGCTGACCCAGATAATCTGGACTCAGTTCTTAAGTATGGTATTGAGACTGCGGCTGATTTAAAAAATGCCAGGTCTGAAATTGTAGGACAACAAATTATAGGTAACTCTGTTGTCTTTATGGGTATGCAAAAATATCAAAATGGAGAACTAACTGGTAACGGTCCCCAAGATCGTGCTGTTCGTGAAAATTGGATCAAAGCTGGATGGCAACCTAGATCTATCAAAATTGGTGGTGCTTGGGTCAGCTATGACTTGTTTGAACCTTTCGCCATGATGCTTTCAACCATGGCAGATATTGGCGACAACAATGATCTTATGGGTGAAGAGTGGACTAAAGACAAATTGTCTAAAATGACACTTGCAACTATGGGTGCTGCTACATCTAAATCGTATACCGCAGGTCTTAGTCAGCTTGTAGATCTTATGTCAGGTCAGCAGGGTACACAAGGCAGAATTGTTGGAAATATTTTAAACAATACTGTCCCAGGTGCAGGCATGAGAAACGCACTTGGCAAAATTATTACACCTTATTATCGTGAGCTTGGATCTGAAATCGGAGACTCTATTCGTAATCGTAACCTTGCTTCTGAACAAATAGCTGGTGATCCCCTTGCTATTAAATATGACATCTTAAATGGTAAGCCACTACGCGACTGGCCTTTCTGGCAACGTGCAGTAAATGCCGTATTCCCTGTCAATTTTAGTATCGACAATATGACACCGGGTCGTAAACTATTTCTTGATAGTAATTATGATGCACGTACCTCAGTGTATTCCTCGCCAGATGGTTATAGCTTAAAAGATTCACCTAAGGTCCGTTCTCTGTATATGCGTGCTATTGGTCGTCAGAATCTTGAAGGCACTTTGGACGCTCTTGCAGCAAGAACAGATGTAAAGGATTCTATGGACCTAATGCGTTCTGACATCCGTAATGGTCGTCAAAACAAAGATCCTATGAAAGCCTACAAACATAATGACCTTATTTCTTCTGCATTCCTAAAAGCACAGCAACGCGCTTGGGCAAGTATTCAAGAAGATCCTGCTGTTGTTTCACTTATGGATGAGCAAGACCAAAAAGAATCTGAAAATAGGAAGACACGGCAATCTCAAGTTCAACAACTCCCCCGAATCATTGAAATAAACAATCCTAACTAATGGCTGAATCAACTTATACAGCTCCGGCCACGTATACAATTACCTTCCCTTCGTTGAGTCAGGCAGAAGTTAAGGTAAGTATCGACGGAGTTCTCCAATCTAGTGGATTTACTATTTCTGGTTATGCAACCAGTGGTAGTGGAACCGTATCGTTTACATCAGCACCTACTGCTGGTTCCAAAGTACGTGTCTTCAGGGATACGACTATTCTTTCAAACCAACTACCCGCTCCTAAATCTGACTTTCAACCTGGTGCATCGATTAAGGCAGAAGACCTTAACGTCAACATGGATCAGGTTCTGTTCAAGCTTGCAGAAAAGATTGATGAAGGTGACATCTCTAATGATGCTGTTGTTACCCAAGCCATCCGTGACCTAAGTGTTACTACGGCTAAGATCGCTGATTCTGCTGTTACTACTGTCAAGATCAATGATAGTGCAGTAACCACAGCTAAGATCAATGATGCTGCTGTTACTAATGTCAAGCTTGCTGATAACTCAGTTAGTCTTGCCAAGATGCAGGACAACTCTGTTGATACACCTGAGCTTGTAGACAATGCAGTTACGACTGCCAAGATTACTAACCTTAATGTCACGACAGATAAGATTAATAACCTTGCTGTTACTAATGCAAAGTTAGCTGCTGACGCTGTATCTACAGTTAAGGTACTAGATGATGCTATTACTGAACCTAAGCTTGCTGCTAACTCAGTAACCAACCGTCAGATTGCTGATGGTTCTATTGATGGTGCCAAGATTACTGACGGTACGCTTGATCTACAAGCTGTACTTGCAGTAGACATCAGGACACTCGCTGAGCAAAATGCATCTCCTAATGATGCAGGTTCAGATGATGAACTAGGTACGACTGCTGCTAACAACAAGCGGTATGACACGATCTACCAAAGCGGTACCCCTAGTGGCAATGACTTTGCTACGGGCAAGCTGTGGTATGACCACGCTAATGATCAGACTCTGTCTGTATGGAGTGGTACTAACTGGCTTGGTATCTCATCTGGCGGTACGTTCGTTACGCAACCTACTGTTATCTGGGTTGACCAGGCTAACGGTGTAGATACGAATGATGGTCACCGGATCATTGATTCGATGAAGACCATTAAGGCTGCTGTAGCTAGTGCTAGTGCAGGCGACATCGTTCTTGTTG